AGGGCATTGATGCCGGCGCCCAAGCCCATGGTCAGCCCAGTGCCGGTTAGAGCCTCGCCAATGTCTGAGTACACCCGGTCCTGCGCGGTCTGCGGCTTGTACATGCCCTGGCTATCGGCCAGGTCAGAGGCTGCCTGGCGGTACCCGCGCCCCCCCGTGCCGAGCTGGAAGGCGGTCCCCTCGGTACCGAGCGTGCGGTCAATCGGGCCCAGCACATAGTGGTCCAGCAGGTCGCCGCCGAGGGCGCCGTACAGGCCGTAGGCACCCTGCAGAACCTGCCGGCCACCGATCTGGCCGAGGGCGCGTCCTACAGCGTTGCCCTCTGGCTGCGGCGCCGGCTGCCCCGAGATCATGCGAGCGAAGGCCGAATCGTTGGCACCAGTACGAACCTGGCTTTCTGGCGTGCCACCAACGATCTCGATATCGAGGCCGGGCCCTTCATCGTCCCAAACGATCGTAGACGGATCGATGGCCTGAACCTGCTGGCGCTGCTGCGCCTGCGGCTCGTCGTCCCCGACAATGGTTGCAGGATCAATTGCCATATTCGATGCTTCCATCGCTGTACTGGATGACCTTTCGACCGTTTGAGGTGCCAGTGCGGACCACAGTTCGCCCTGCGTTTTGCGCCTGCTGCGATCCGCCCTGCCCAGTAATCTGCCGGCGAAGGTCAGTCATGAACGCCCTGAGCTGCTGGACATTCGCCGCATTAACCGACGGATGGTTGTAGATCGACGGATACTTGAGATTGGCAATTTTCGCCTCCAGGTCGGATTGCGAACCGATGCCAGGGACTCGAGTCAGCGCCAGCATATCGTTCTGGATGGCCCCTACTGCCGCCTCAAGCTCCTGCCCTTCAGGAGTTGCAATCATCAGCCTGCCATCGATGGGGCCGGTATCCACAAACTTCCCGGTGAGTCCCTTGAGGGCCGAGTCGATGCGGCTAAGCCCACGATCCACATTGTTGAGCTGTGCGGTCTTGGCGCGCTCATTGCTGGCACGTTCCTGCTCGCTCTTGGCCTGCTCGACGCCGCTGGTTTTAGCGATCTCTGCCTGCGTACGCATCTGCAGTTCGGCCGGGAGATTCGCCAGCTGTACATTGGCCTTAGCTTGTTCTGTTAGCGCTGCCTGCTCTTCCGGAGAGCGTCCAACGAACGCGCCAGATCCAGCGGACTTAGATGCACCTCTTGGCAACTGCAGGTGGATATGGTCACCCTCGTCAATCGCCTGATAGCCCAACTGCCTTGCCCGAGACATGAAGGCAGGTTTCAGCTGCGTCGGAACTGCATAGTCAGCCGCCGTTCCGGTTAGATGCTGGCTATTCGCCGCCCCTCCGATTTGCTGATTCCTCTCGGCAGTGCGCATCCCGCTGGTCATACTGACGCCGGGGAACTCTCCAGCCAATGATGTGAAGTTTCCAAAATGCTGACTTTCGACCTGCGGAGTTTCCGGCTGATCACTTTGAGTCTGCGAGATCGCGCCAGTCTGCGGGTTGAAGCTGGTCCCATCCGGAAGGTCAATCTGGCCGGTCTTGCCGTTGAGCACGCCGATACGCTCGCGGCCATCGGCGCCGGTGAACTTGACCTGCGAGAAACCAGACGAAGAAGCCCGGCCGTCAAGCCCAAGGTTGATCCTACGTGCTCGCTCCTGGTCCTCCGGAGAAAGCCCCTGCGTCATTAGCTGGAAGGACCGAACATCGGTAGGCGTCCCCTTGGACAGGGTCGGGTCCAGATGGGCCGTCTGCGCAAGGAAGCTCTGGATGCCAGCAAGCTCCTGCTGCGGGTCCATGTCCATCGGGTAGGACGCGCCGGGCTGCAATGTGTCCATGAAGGGCTTAACTGAGCGACGTGCAGCGGCAATCTGCGCCTCATTGCCGCTCTTCAGCGCGCTCTCTAGATACTGCGCAGCACCGCGGGTCCGCTTCATCAGCCCTTCGCCTGACGCCTGAAGATCCTTGGCCGCAGCCGGATCTACGGCAGCAGCACGCGCGAATGCCTGAGGGTCGCCGCCGATGATCGAAGGCGCAAGGTTTCCGATCATGGCGCGGTTGCGCTGGCTGCGCCCCATCTCCGCTATATCGTTGCCGGCCTTCAAGCCGCCAAGGAAGCTATCGAGGTTCGCCACGCTCAGTACCCCCAGTTGGCAAAGTTGCCGACGTTGTTGCCGAAGTTGTAGCTGCTTCCTTGGCCGCTACCGACTTGTCCGCTAAATAGGCTGTTGTAGGAACTATTTCGGCTACCTGAGTTAGGCTGCGCCTGTCGGCTCCCGAAGTAGTTGTTGAGAAGGTTCCCAGCCAGCCCTGTGCCTAGACCAATCAGCGAGTTGCTGTTGTCGGCTCGGTTCCATGCTGCGTTGCCCTGAGCATTGGCAAGGTTCTGGTTGACCCCAGTAAGCGCCTGAGCAGCGCCAAGGCCCATGTTCGCCGAGTTTGCGATTCGGTTGTAGAAGTTCCCGTATTCCTGCGAAGCAAGCCCAGATGCGTACTTAGTCAGGTCGCGGGAGTGAGCCCCACCGAACAGGTTGCCTCGAGACGCAGCGGATGCGTCCTGTGCATCGATACCCTGTTGTCGGGTGAACTGATACTCAGGGGACTCGAAGAACTTCCCATAGTTCCCGTTGTTCAGTTGGCTAAGGACGTCCAGCCACTGCGTGCCAAAATTCATGTATGGCTGCAGGTTGGCCGTGTTCCTCTCGTAGGCCTGCTGCTGCGCGTCAAGCGCCGAATTGTTGGCCTTCTTATTCTTCTTGGACGAGAGATAACCGCCAACTGCGGTAACTGCCGCGCCCGCTACTGCGCCCCAAGACATGGTGCCTCCTTTGAGATGAGAACCGGGCTCTCCGGCTGGATAAACTTGGCTTCGATGGAGGCGACGTCGCGCAGCTTTGTTGGATGGACGTTTACCCAGATAACGTCCGTGTGCGCGTATCCAGCCTTCTTGCATCCAGGCTCTGACGTGAAGATCGCAGGAGCCTTGATCCGCTTCATTCCGTCCGGCGTAGTGACCGTTATCTCGCCCTGCATCAGGAAGTTGAGGGTTGCGAAGCGGTGAATCTTCCCGGTCAGGACGGTGCCAGCAGGTATGAACATCTCGCGCCCATAAACCCCGTCAGCCCAATGATCGGTAACGGGGCAATCCGCCGGCTCGCAGGACTCGAGAATCTGGCGCTCAAGCTCCCGAAGCTCGGGGTACGTTGGCTGTTTCCCGATAGGCAATAGCTGCCCGTCACCGCCATCACTGGCAGTGATTTCGATTATCTCCATGGGTCAGCCCTCCGTGAGCTGCAACGCTGCTACAGCGCCAAGAACGTCACAGCGTCGTGGTGCAGTACAGCGGATTCGGATCACGCGATTTCGGAATGAGCCAAGGCGGGTGAAAACAACGCGCTGCCCATACTCACCGACTTCACCAATAGACTCTTCTTCCCAATCGGTGAAGTTGTTCCCGCCGTCGTCCGAGTACTGCATGCGCAAGTAGTGATCACTCATGATGGGCAGTCCAGAGAGAAGATCCATGCGGTACCAGCCAGTGGGCCGTATGTCCGCACTTCGGCGACAAGATCATGCGTCGTCTTGTTGAAGGTTGCAGTTTCGTAGTTCCCGTTGTTCCACTGGTCAATCGGCTCGTAGTCGCTTCCAGGTCGTTGATGAATTGTCTCAGGCGGAAGCCCGCGCGACGCGAGATTTGCATCCAACGCGGCCTGATACGACACGTCCCCGTGATAGCCAGTGTCGAGAACCTTTACCCCACCTATCCATACCTCAAATTTGTCAGGATTGGCGGCAGTAGCGAACTTCAATGTGACCAGACCAGTGTCACTTCCCAGAGACACATAGTTGTAGGTTGGGAAAGACTGACCGCCCTGATAGCTAGATGCAGCCCCACATGGAACCGTGGCTGCTACCACATCTATGTAATCAGAATGCAAGGCGAAGAGACCGTTTGCATCTGTAGCCCTGATCGTAAACGGGAAATTCTTCGTATCACCTGGATTCATCCCAGGAACTAATGCGACTCCTGAGATGACCCCGGAGTTACTCAGGGTCAGACCATCAGGCAACACCCCAGATATCAACTCGACTGAACGAACCATCGAATCACCCGGGATGACAGAATACGAAAAGCTGTAATTCTCCCCATTCCGCGCCAATGGAGCATGCCCTGAAATTGATGGGCCTTGGGGCTGCAATGGGAATGGAATAGGTCCGAAAGGCTCGTTCCCAACGTCCATGATCACTTCAAGCCGCGGCATCAGTACTCTGCACTGGTTGTCATGGGTAACAGGCGAGGTGCATTCGCGCTCAATCTCCTGGTCGCCCTCCATGTAGTATTCCCAATCAACCTCCCAAAGCCGCTTTGCCTGGAAGTCGCCGGCAAACCACCTGTCCTGCCAAGTCGCCATGCAGTTGACTCGCCAGCGACTCATTCCGCGGGAGGCGCGGCGGTGCCACTTTTGCGTTGATGCGTCGTAGCCCCACGTATGCCCATCAGGGAACGTCCAGTAGACGACTGAGTGACCCGAGTCATTCCACACAAACGAGAACGCCTGAGCCCAGTTGAGCCCGCGGATTGCCTCTTCCACTGGACGCGTAGAGATGCGGACCGGACTGTAGCCGTCAAGGCGATAGAAGCACCCGTCATCGCCAAGCCAAAACACCGTGTTGTCGGTCAGGTTGATCGTGTCACGGCCGGCGCACCCACGATTCATGTAGATGCGCTTCGACTTAAACGGCTGAACTTGATCGCCGCTGTTATAGAAGAACTCCGAACTCTTCTCGCTAAACAGAAGCAACTCGTTATTCGTCACAGCCATGCCGACCAACAGGTCGGAATTCACCTCGGAAGTGAAGCGGTCAAGCTCGTTGTAGTTGCTTGCATCAGCAAGCGCAGAGTTGAAGGCGAATCGGCGGGCGGGCTCAATCTGGACCATATAGTTGTCGATGAAAACAACGTCAATGGCGCCCGGGTAGCCTGCATCAACGACCTTCTTCAGCTCCTGTGTGACCGTGCTGTACACGTAGCCGGAGTAGCCGTTGACAATCAGCAGCTCATTGCCTTCATTGATCCAGTTATGCGCAAACTTGACCCGCTGCACGCCGGGAATCGTCCCGCGAGGGATGGCAACGCCGGTATTGCTGATCTGGTAGAGCTGCGTCCCGATGACAGCAAACAGCTTGTTGTTGCAGTTCCAAAGGCCACGAACGACCGTCCCGCTGAACTCGGATTCCGGAACCTCGAGATATGGGCGTAGCCCCGGGGCCGTGGCATAACGCTGCATCGTCCTGGTGCCAGGAACTTCAGCCTGCGTCGGGATCCAGTTGCAAACATCCTGCGACGACCAGGGCCGCACCTTGTCGGCATACGCGCTGCCGATCAGCTGGATAGGCTCGGTTCTCATCCGTTGTACCAGCTGGAGCCGTTGAGGGTGTTGGAGCGGTAGTTGGAGGACTCAGGCACGCTAAGAATCGGGCGGATCGGCGTAGCAATCGCCTGATCTCGCATCAAGTCGTTCATGCCGGCGGCTGCCATCTGCGCAACTACGGCCGACACAGACACGCCGTACTCCGGCGCGAGGACAACGGCAAGGTTTGCCGCGACCGCCTGAACCGCCTCATCAGGGACAAGAACCTCTTCGGAAGGATTGTCGTTAGGCATCCAGCCAAGCGAGATGCCGTCAGCCTCCCAGCGGCGAATCATTGCGTTCAACGCCTCGATTGCCGTCTCCATATCGGACGCCCTGACCGGCTGGCGGGCGTCAACGACCTGGATAAGTCGCAGAGCCCTGCCCACGACCTTTGCTACGGTTGCCATAGGCAGGACTCCCTAAATGAGAGAGGGGCCCGAAGGCCCCTCTGGTTGTGCATCAGTGAACAGTTGTGTTTCAGGGAACAGCGATGCCCTGAGCAATCAGGATCGTGCGAATCGAGTTCGCCAGCGCCTGCGTGGTGGTGGCATCGGTAGCAGCAGCCGCGATGACCGGGCGAGCGCCGAGCGAGTCGGTGATCGCAGTCGGCCCGGTAACGGTGGTGCCGTTACCAATCGGGCCAACGAACGTGGTCTGGTCGTGCCGATTAGCGACATTCGGGTTGACGGTAGTGACCATGAGTTCCTCCTATCAGGACAGGGTCAGGTTGGAGACGTCGTTCGCCACGCGCGAGGCCCACTCCGGACGCATCGCGCCAAAGCCCCACATGATGTCGAAGCGCATCAGGTTCAGATCGTTGGTCAGGTCCGAGCCTTCCACGACACGCATGGAGACGCCTTCGTACTCGCGACGGCTGTTCGCCCAGCCTTTCAGCTCCGGCAGATCGACGGTCACGAACTGGAAGGCTTCCGGCCGGTAACCCAGATTGATGCCGTAGCTCGCGTTGGCATCGCCGGAGATCGTCACGGTGCCGCTGGCGCCAGTGGTCGGCGAGGCGGACACGTTCTGCTCGCTGCCGCTGGTCACGATGGCCGGGTAGATGCTCAGGTTGCCGGCGCCGCCCGCATAGTCCTCGGTGACCACGAACTGGCGCAGATAGCCCAGCGACTGCTTGGTCTGCGGATGAACCGCAACGCAGCCGGCGAAGGTCACGACCGAGCCCTTGGTGATGGTGCCGGTACCGGTGTTGATGGCGATGACGCTACCGGTCTGGTTGGCGCCGTTGACGCGGTAGGCGGCAGTGGCCGCAGTGCCGTTGGTATGAACCGGGGTGACAGTCGAGCTGGCCCAATCGAAGCCAGAAGCGCGGCCGATGTAGCCATCTTCGTACTGCACGTCGATCTGCTTCTGCGCATTGAACAGGCCGCGCATGCTGTTGATCAGCGTCACATCGGTGGCGTTGTTGGTCAGCATCTCCTTGGTGCCGGAGCCGCCGCCGTTGTCCTCGATGAGCTTCTTGGCGACGTTGGCGTAGCCGATGTTGGTCCACTGAGCGCCCGGCGTACCGGTCTGGTTCGGGGTTGCCTGATACATCAGCTTCTGGACGGCAGCCTCAACGCTGACGGCGAGGTCGGCGATCTGCTGGCTCAGGTAGCGGCGGTCGAACTCTTCAATGTCCAGGGCAAGTTCCGCGCTGGTGAAGGTCAAATCAAAGCCAACCTGGTCCTGAATGGTGATCGGGCGGACCAGAGTCTGAAGCGGGGCCGGCTCTGCCACACGGCCATGGCGAATCTTGGCGTGCTGCGGAACCGGGACACGGACGTGGTCGCCAATCTTGGCTGCGCCCTTGAACTCGGACGCGTAGGTCTTGGGGACGGACTTCAGGGCGATCAGGGACTGACTGAAACGCATCAGCGCTCGGTCAGCGATCTTGTCGGTAGTGAGAAGCTGGTTTGCCATTTGTATTGCCTCTTGAAGTGGTTAGCGCTTCTCCCTCCGCTTCCACTCGGCAATGCGCTGAGCCGGCGTTATGCCCGGATCGTCTAGATCGACAATCGACTTGCCAGCACCAGCGACCGTCTTGGGAGGCGGAGGGGCGTTTGTGGTTTTCTTGGGGGGCAAAACGGGGGCCGGCTTCTGCGGCGCACCGCCAAACTTCTCGGCGAGCTTTGCCAGCTCACGCACACGCGCGAGGGGCGATAGGCTCAACAGGCGGTCGGCTTCTTCGAGGTTGTTGGCAAGCTCGTAGGCGATGTCAAAGGTGTTCTCGTCACCCATGAACATCTCAACAAGCGGCTTGTACTTCGCGTCGGTGTTGAGCGGCGAGGACATGATTTCGTCCATCGCGCCTTCACCGACACGTTCCTCGAACTCTTCGACCTTTGCCTTGATCGTTTCGGCGGCCTTGGCGCGCTTTTCTTCCTCAGCTCTCTGCGCTTCTGCGGCCCGTTCGGCCTCGCGCTCCTGCTGGTAGAAAGCCTTCAGTGCCTTGCTTTGATCAAAGTCGTTCTCTGCGAGCAGCTCTTCCCACGACTTGGCAGGCTCCGGCTGCTCGCCCGCAGGCGGCGCAGAACCTTGCCTCTCGTGTAGCTCTCGGTAGATGCGTGCTTCGGTCTCGGCCTCGGCCTGACGCCTGACCCGTTCCAGACGTTTCTTCCAGTTCGACTTGCCCTGCTTCGGCTTGTCGTCGGAACCCGCCTCTGGTGCGTCATGCTCCTCATCCACTTCAGGATCGGAGTCGTCTACTTCCTGCTCGAATTTCGGCTCCGGCTTCTTCTCAGGCTCGGCCTGAGCAAGCTGCTGGATGACCTTCATCTCGCTGGTGTCGTTTGATTTCAGCGGCGCAGCAGCGTCCGCCACCGGGGCCGACGCCCCGTTGGTTGCTTCGTCAGTCATGGTTTGCTCGTGTTCCCGGAATCCGTCCGGTTCGGTGGCTCGCCTACTGCGGCGGCATTCCTTCGGCCATAAAAAAACCGCCCGGAGGCGGTTCATTCATCGGCATTGGCTGTGGCATTGGCTCAGGTGGCGGCGCTCCATACGCAATCTGCAGCGTCTGCGCGTCTGCGATGTTCTGAAGCTGCTGGCCCTCGGCCTTCGCATTGTTGAGCTTCGCGGATGCCGCCTTCTGCTCTGCATCAGCAACGTCCTTGGGGTTCGGCTCGGGCGCGGGCGGCGGGTCGTCACCTTCTCCAGGCTTCAGCAGGCCAGCATTGACCACAACCTGGCGAGCCGCCTTAACAAACTCGTCCATCCCTGGGACGTCCAGAGACTTCATGAGCATCAGCTGGCCGAGCATCCCAAACGGTCCAGGCTGCTGCGACAGCGCCTGAGCGGCCTCGGCAAGCTCCATCCGGGCAGTGTCGAAGCTGCGACCAACCGTCACAGTCACGTCGTACCTGCCGCGCGACAGGTCGTTGACGATGTAGACCTCGCCGGTCTGCTCATCAAGCGTCGGCCGGTTGATCCGGATGTACTTCTCGCCGTTGTCGTCACCCAAGATGCGGATCGATCGCTCTGCGTCGTAGTAGTGCGGGATCGCGTCCACCAGAATCTCACCAAGCCGCTTCAGCGCCTTTACTTGGTTGTCGGTGTAGACAAAGTTGGCGGTCTCACCCTCGTTCTGCCGCGCGAGGATGGCCCGCCCGCTGGTCTCGTTGGAGCGAGCGCCGATGCTGGCGTCGTAGACGCCCGTTACCATCTTCAGCTCATCGGTAGCGATCCCAGCAAGCTGCACAAGCGACGTTGGCAGCTGCGACATTGGTTCTCGCTGCGGCGAGCCTGCCGGGGCCGCAGGGTCTGCGTTGTACAGCAGCACAGGCGGGTCATCGTAGCCAAGGCGCTCGTAGTACGACTCAAGCCCCTTGATCATCGTCGGTGTGGCCTTGAGCGGGTTGTTAGGCAGCTTTGCAACCACCTCAACCAGCGAGGACATTTCGAAGTTGTGGATGGTCTGCGCATCACGCGCAAACCTGGTCATGCCGCTGTAAATCTGCTTTCCGTCAATCGTGAGGAAGTCGCCCCACTGGATGACGAACGGGAACATCGAGCCGCCCCACTTCGTTGGCTCTTCCAGCATCCCAGTGCCGCACACGGGGACCGAGTAAATCTCGTCGCACTCAACCTCACGACTGGACTTGATCAGCAGCCCCTGAGCCGCCTGCTCTTCGGCGATTGGGTCGAACTCTTCGGCATCGACAACCGTGCCATCAGTAAGCAGGTGGATGGTCTTTTTCTTCGGCTTCTTGTGCCAGTACTCGGCAATTCGGACGCCATCCTCAAACCACCAGTCCTGATCCAGCTCATCCATGCCGGTTGCCGAGAAATCAACCATCGGCTTGTTCGGCCAGCGTCGCTTGAACTCGGACTTCGGGATAACCTCAGTGACGAACCAATAACGCGCGTCTGAGCGGTCAAACTCTCGTGCAGCAGGGTCGCACCAAACGGTAAGTGGGTCGTTGACCGTCTTGATCTTCAGGCATTGGTCAAAGCTCCGGTCGCTCTCGTACTCGGAGACGACGCGAAGCACGCCATAGCCACCACCAGCAGCCCATTGGAACGCCGTGTCATAGGCGGTTTCAGCCGCCGACTGGACCTCGATGTTCTTGATCAGGCCGTTGTAGACCTCGGCTGTCTCAACGTCATTGTCCTCTACGGCCCGCACCTTGATCTGCGGCTTGTTCTTCAGCTGCTGCCCGGTAACGCGGCGGATCAGCTGACGCAGCTGGTTGAACTCGTAGCACGGCTTGTTCTTGCGCTTGGACTTCAGGTGGTTGTCCCACTGATGCCCGGACACGAACGCAAACTGCATGTCATCCCGGACCTTCCGGCGCTGCTCTGCGTCAAAGCTGAAGCAATCGCTTGCCCGCTGGAGCATGTCGCGCGTCCAGTCGTCGCGCTCAATGCCGCCAGTGTTCTTGCTCTTAGCCATTAGCCGTCCAGGATGCTAGTGCGGCGGCCGAAGCCTGCCGGGGAGAATTGGGTTTCAAATGTCAGGTTCGCCACCGCTGACGCATGAGGCGGGTTAAGCTCGTAGTCCACTGCGATCAGCCCGAATGCGTCCGCGCTATGGCTTGACCAGTCGTGGTTAGGGCCAAGGCCGACATCCCGGTTCTCGTCGCGTTTCTCGTGATACCAGCCAAGCGCATCGCGCCCGGATTCCGTCTTGTCCTCGTTAAACAAGATGGACGGAAACAGCCGTCGGGTCGCCTCAACGCGCCGCATTGCAGCCCCGGCGCCCATGTTGGGGATGACCACGACGTCGTAGCCCATGTCACGGAACGCAGACTGGTAGCTGACCTTGTGAACCTTGTCGTTCGCCGCGCCGTCGTGAGGCAGTACGATGGTCACCTTGCCAGGAACGTAGCCCTTAGACCTGAGCCAGTCTGCGTGCGCCTCAAGCGGCTGACCTACAGCCTCGTAGTGATCCAGGACGCGGACCTCGCGCCCCACCCACTGATCTATCCAGATGACGAACGCGTCGGCCTTGGCGCCGGTTCCACCAATGTCGATATGCGCCCGGAGGGTAAGCAGCGGGTCCGCAGCAACATGCCCGATGCGGCCCTCTTCCTTTGCCTTGGCGAGGAACGGGGCGTAGTAGGCGCCAGAGAGGGCGGTCACATAGTCACCGTTCCAGATGTGCCCGTACTGATCCGGGTCAATCCGGAACGTGTCCAGGCGCTCCTGTTCAAGCTCATCGGTGAACCAAGGGTTGTCTTGCCAGTTGGCCCGAACCACAGTCGCGCCGGTCGGCTTCTCCTTACCTCTGAGCAGCACGTCAACCGGGTCAACCTTGCGCCGCGGGTTCCAGCTGAACCACAGTTCCGATCCAGCAGCGCGGAGCGTCGGCCTGAGCAGTGACAGGGAGCGCGACGTTGCCGTCTGCGCCTCTTCCCACCACGCCCGCTTGTATCCTTCCAAGGACTTCACCGAATCAGCGGTGTAGTCGTTCATGCCCTTGAAGATGATCAGGCCGTCTCCCGGCGTCTGGATCAGCTCCCGGAACACCTTGAAGCCCTGCGCCTCGCCCAACTTGAACTGCGCGAGCTTCGCTTCAAGCAGAGCCTTGGACGACTGTGCCAAGTCCTTCTGAACCTCTCGGATGCAGATTGACCTAAGCCCTTCACCACCACTGTTCCCTGGCTCAGCCAGAGAATCCTCAATCAGAAGTCCAGCGAAGAAGTGAGACTTTCCAGAACCTCGCCCTCCCCATGCCCCTTTGTAACGCGACGGCTGCAGCAGCGGCTCGAATACCTCAGCCGTTTCTATCTGCAGGACGGACAATGCGGCGCTCCACGGTGCTAACGCGATGCTCCACCGGGCCGCCATTCGGGCCAGTGTGCTCAGTTCGATTCAACTTCGGTGCGGCGTACTCAGCCAGCTTGCAAATCAGGTCAAGCGCCTTAGCAGGATCAGGCTTTGCGCCGTCAGACCCATCGCCCTCGGCCACAATCGAAAGCCAGCGCGCAACGTTCTCGCTGTTATCCTCGAGGAGCTTTCGGACCGTCTCTCGGAATTCGGCTGTGCATTTATTCGGCACTCCCTTGCGGGAGCCGCCGCCTGTCTTGGCTCCCTTTGCCATGGCACTCAGTCTCTCTTTGCGAAAGTCGCCAACCCATTGGCTACCCGCTCAATCAAGTTGAAGCTGTTATTGGGCTCTCTAGGCGGGGCAGGAAGTGCCTCTCCGTCTATCCAGCCATTGCTATCAGTACCGAGCGCATCCCACCTGACCTCGCACACATCCACCTCGCCCCCAAGGTGTTGGATGGTGTTATCGAAGGCCATTACAACAACGCCAGAGGACGGGCTCATGCCCATTTCCTTTCTGCCGCCGGCTCCATAGACGCGGATAGTCGCGCCAGGGAACTCAGCCCATATCTTCTCGGCGATTGCGGACTGCCTTGCGTCCCAGCTCATGCGTTCGCCACCAGCTGATACGGCCCATTACTCGGGATGTACTGCGCAGTCGGGTACATCGGGGCGTCGGTCACAGTGACCTCAAACTCGTAGTTCTCGCGGTTACCAGCTGACGTGTCGATAGTCGCCTTCACGTAACCAATGCCCGGGTAGTTCATCGTCACTTTGACGCCAACCCAACGGCCGCCGCCGCCGATCTCTGGCGACTGCATGAAGGTGATCCACGGGGAAATGCACTCCCAGGTCACCTTGGTAATCGTCTCGCCATCGTCCAGGGCGCCATTGAAATCGACCTGAAGCTGCCTGATCTGAGACCGCCTAGCCCGGATAGGCTGGTGCTGGCTTGGGCGATATTTGCTGGCGATGCCCTTGTAGACGCGGCTGTTACTTAGAGCTGCCATCAGTCAACTCCCCTTATAACCACGTCCTTTGCCCACTCCAGCAGGCCAACTAGCTCAGCCACATTGCAGGGGCGCCCATAAACGCGGTAATCCACACCCTGACCATCAAGGACCAGAACAACTCTCTCCAGCTCTCCGAGCTCTCCTGCTTCTACCTGATCAGCAATTTCACGAATCCGTGAAGCCAATTGCTCTTGATCAACTGCCAATGCGTTTCTATCTATCAGCTGCACTACTTTGCTCATTGCTGATATGCCCTCACTACGGCTTGGCAGGCGCGGAGCTGGTCGTCTGCGTCTCGGGCAATACGAATAGCAGAAGCCGCAATCTCTTCTCGGCTGACGGTTCCCGCATCACGTTTGCTGGCGCTTTCGCTGGACTCGGACAAGCGGCTGGTTTCACAGCTCGCAAGCTCGTGGCGCAGCCGGTAGTTGCCAGCACGCAGATCAGCAACAACGGAGTCAGCCACGCCCTCAGCTTCTTGTCGGTCAAGCTCATGCTTCTCTCCGATCTTAGCCATGGCATCGGACTGGCTGCGCTCCTTGGCGCGCGCCTCATCAGCGGCCTTCGCTTCTACCTTTGACTGATCCAACTCAGTGCGGACTTCGCGCACTTCTGCCCTATCACCCTTCCACGTCCACCCGGCGCCGAATGCGGCTACCAGGCTAAGCAGCCACACTGCGAGGATGATTTGCAGCCGGGTCATCGGTCAGGCTTGGTCGCGTTCTGCAGGTTCTTCACCACGTCGGACACAGCATCTGCGGTGTAGGTACGCTGCTTGTCGGTGAGTGATCCGCCCAGCGTTACGGCATCAGCGACCACAGCTACCGGAATGGTCACGACGCCAACAGCTGCCTTCGCCAAACCTTCGATCAATCCAAACATTTCATTCTCTCCACACTGCAGCGAGGATCTGGGCGCGGGTCACAGTGCGCTACGGGAGATAAGCGCTTTAAACCCAGCGCAAACTTGCTCAAGACGGTCGTTGTATCCATAAATCCGCTGGCCGAGCGGAGAACGGCATGGCTGCGGAACTCCATCAGGCTGTCCCTCCCCGCAAAGCTCAGGATGCAGTGCAGGCCCGAATGCATCAGCGGCACGCCGCACAAGGTCCTCAAGTTGCTCGATATGAAGACACTGCGCTTCTAGAAGCTCATCGATCTGTGACTGCTTTTTTGAGTCTACCGACGCACATTTTGCGTTGTTCATTCAAACCTCGATGCCAATGGCTGTATCAAAGCTCTTTAGTGACCAAGATCATGAACCGCGGCTCATAGTCGGCGCTGGTAGCCGAAAGGAAGCCAATCATTGTGTCCTGACACCAATGGGCCGCATCCAGCAGCGGCTCCATCCATTCCCAACGTGCCCACATGCCGGGGACATCCTCGTCAGTCATGTCCAGGTATACCGGGCAGAATAGGAACCACCCTTTGTGGGTAGCTTCCATTCTCAGCCCTCCACGCCGTTGTCGATGATGCTGCCGCGCTCGTCGGCGGTGATGAAACCGTCCACGACCTCGCCGCAGCCGATGCAGTCCGGGGTGTTCTGGTCGATCCAGCCGTTCTTGGCTTCCATCACTTATCCCTCTTGTTCAGCCAAGCACTTGGCATGGCGCTCTAGCTGACGCTCCCACGAGCCCCAGCACCGTTTGTTCGGCTTACCGTTCACCAGCGTGGAGCAGTCGTAGCCGGCGGCGTACTTGAACCTCAGCAGCGCGTCGCAGGCGGCCCGGTAGTGGGCGCGCTTGGCGTCGGCTGTCGGCGCAGTGACCGTTGCGAGCAGGTTCCGCCGCATGCCGGACCCACGCCAGTTGCCGATCCCGTACTGCCCGGTGAAGTCGAGGTACAGGTCGAACTCTCCCTGCGTCATCCGCACGCCCGGCAGCGAAGCCCTGAACCGCTCGGCCTCCTCACTGTGGAGGTTCCACGCCAGCTCCTCAGCGCGCCTGCGGGTGATCGGCGGGTCCGTCAACCGTACCGGCCGGCCGTCCTCGTACCGCGTCGATCCGAACCCTATGGTCGGCACGTCGCCCTTGGTTGGGATATGGGGGCGCGGCGCGAAATCCTCCTTCGTCTGCCAGCCAATAAACCCAGCCAAGCTGAGCGTCAGGCCTGCAACAATGACGCGTACAGGAGCACCCTTTTGCTCATTCACCGCGGTCATGGCGGTAACCCTCCATCCGCGCGTGGTGTTCTGCAGCCTCCCGGCGATCCTTACGCCTGGAGTAGTACCACTGGATAAGCAGGCCAACGATCATGCCGGCTATACCAGAGTAAGCAGCCAGCTCACTGGCTGATAGACCGCCAATGAATGCAGTGCTTCCACCAACGACAGTCGCGACTTTGCCAACCGCCACAAGGGAGGCATCTGCTTGTTCGTTCACTTAGGCCCCCTGTTGCCCAATCTAGGTTTCAGTCATCCGCAGGATCTCGCTCCCCAACTCAAGTCGGAGATCGCCTACATCGCTAGTGAAGTAATCGCACGCATACTCGCCATCGCGCATCTGCGCCAAGACAAACAGCCCCTTGACCTCGCCGCGCAATACCTGCTCTCGGAGCCCCTCAACGATGCCAAAAACCTCTGGGTTTGGCTTCATGCGACTGCCTTAACTGGTGCCGATCCCGGCCAGCTGCGCACGCCTTGCATCCACGTCCCGCACTCTTGGCACTGATAGCGCTGATAGCGACGGGTCTTCGTGACCTGCCATCCTCGCGCCTGGAGCTTCTCGCTCTGGCACATCGGGTTGCTGCAGCACAGACCGCCGCCGATAGCAGCGTTCGGCAGACCCAGCACCCAGCCATTGCCATTGAGGCGGTCGAACACCTGCTCCGTGAGCTTCACGTCACCGATGTTGTACCGCTTCATCAAGCCCTGAGCCTTCGGGCAGCCGTTCATCACGTCACGCCACAGGTCGAACCCACCGGTCTGCACCTTTTTGCCGATGCCAAGCCACTGGGCTACGTAGTCCAGCTTGTAGCTTGGCAGGTAGACCTGCTTCTTTACTGCCCGCATCAGGTCAACCTTTGCGAACGGCGATGGCTTGGACAGACCGAACTCTAGGAACTGAGTCTGAATCCACCGAACGTCGAATTTGTCGCTGTTCCAGCCGGTTACCGCGTCGGCCTCATCAAATAGCCGGTGCAGCGCCTTCGCCATCGCATCCCGGCCATGCTCCCATTCGCTGTAGAAATGGGTGTTGCGCTCACCGTGGAACTTCGCGGCGAAGCACAGCATCGTGCCGGACTTCTTGATCTGATTTATTCCGATGTTCTGGTTCCACAGGCCCCAGACATAGGCCTCGGTTGGCCTTGTCTCAATGTCAACCGTAAGAAGCCGCATCAGCGCCTCGCGTTTCTGCCGATAGGGGCGCCTTTGCGGGCCATCAAATCCTCCTGCGCCAGCGCCAACGCCCGCCATGCAACCTTTACGCTGTGCGGGATGCCGTCTGTATCGTCGGTCCCCGCCTCCATGAGGTGGCGCATGATCTTGTTGGCGTGGTCCGTGGACTTGCTCATGTCCCAGTGAAGTGGCTTTCCAGGACTATGCTGGCAATTCCCCGCCTTGCTACAGCGAGCAACCCAAGCCAGCGCGGCCGGGAAGTAGTACAGGAGGCCATCGGCCATCGGGTACTCGTTCCGCTCTGCCGCGTCACTCGGAAGCGCGGCACCGTCCACGCTATCCACGTTGGCCGATGACATGCGATTCCTTAACGATTCTGACCGCCCCTAACCCATGTAAATCAACGGTTAGCGCGGGATTTACTTACGATTCGCTTAACGAAAAAGCCCCGGATTTACCCGGGGCATGAGTCGCGCGCGATGCTTATGCCGATCGGCGACGCTTTTAGCGTGGCTCCATCGGCTCTTTCTTGTGCCTATCCATGAGCCGTTTCCAAGACCAAAGCCGGGGCAAATCCATCGGCTCAAACTTCCACTCACGAATAGCGCTGAAGTTTCCCTCTAGCATCGTATGGAGGAAGTTGCGGCTATCCGCATCCGTCCAGTCAAACCGGAACCACTCGCCCATTGAGCGATATGGATCCAGGTCGGCGTGGATGGCCTTCTCTATTGCCTTGGCCCTGTCACGGGTCGGGCACTTGACCATGCCCGCCTTCGTAAACTTCATCGGGCAGCCGGTCTGGATCTGGCTGACCCGCGAGTACGGGTCTTCGCTCATGCCAACCTTTACATACATCGGGCCATCACCGTCGCGAGCCATGATCACGTATACGTAAGTGCAACCGGCCGCCCAGCGGCCGTTGCAGTCGTACATATGGCTAGCAGCAGAGAAAGCGCCCATGCTTCGATCATGGCGATTTCATAATGGAGCCATCAACTCAACATCAAGCGACTCTCTGAATGGCAGCGCTTAGACGCCGAGCAGCCTCGGCCTCGGCATCAGCAAATCTGGCGTAGAGCCATTGGTAGACCACCCTCCAGCGTCGAGCAAAATCCGAAGGATCCGTCTTCATGCGGATAGCCCGCTTTCGATCTGAACACTTCTCCCGCCCCGTGCCAGAACACTCTGCGCATCCCTTCTGCTCCACGAATCGGGTTCCCCCGCAGCACCCGCAAGCATCGCCGCGCAGTTCTTCGATGATCGCCTGAACAATCAATGGGAGTTTTTGAATCGTGTTAGACGGCCAGCAGGAGTCTCGAATCTCGCCAGTCTTCTCAACAGCTGCCTTCAGCTCATCCAGTTGGACGGCGGTCGCCCCTCTGCGCAGGTACTGGTTGGCCCAGAATATCTGGCTCTCCACAATTTGCTCGTTCCGCTCAGCATCAAGTAGCTTCAGCCGTTGGGACTGGAGTTCCCCTACAACCAACGCAATGACCGCAGCCTGGAGTTTGTGACCACGCAGAGCAGCACCTTCTGGACACCAGCACGCCTCCAGCACCTCACGCCCCAGCCCAGCCGGAACCATGCCCAGCGCGCCAGCAATGTCGATATTGGTCAGTTCTGGAATTCCACCGCCGCGTCCAACGTCGAATCGAACGGTGGTCGGATATAGCCTTGCCAGAATCTCGCGGGGGTCAGTCATTGGTCTTCTCCTTGGCGCTCCACCAGCGATCTGCAAGCTGCGCACCAACCTCTGTCACAGGAATGCGAACCCGTGTAAGTCGGACGTCATCCGCAATGTCTTCTGCGTTCACAAGCAGATATCGCAGCGCACCCGCAATGTCGTCATTTTTGAAATGCCCAACGCATATCCCATCGGCCACAACCTCAATAACAAGCTCGCGCTCCTCATTGGCCTTCCGCTCTCGCGCTCGCCGCACCATCTCCTCAGCCTCGATGAGGTCGAAGCGATCCGCCGCAAGCAGCCACTTCCCAAAATCTTCTCGCATTGATCCTTCCACCTCACACCCCCTCGTTAGCGGCAGCGCCGCCATGCTCGCGGACCAGCAGAGAAAAACCCTCAAGCCCAACTTCTGCCGTGTATCGGAATGCATCGCGCCAGTCGCAACCGGTACGCCATGCTTCGTTTAGCGGAACGATGAAACGCCATCGGTCGTACTGCCCGCGGTTTGGCAGGCGGTATGCAACACAAGGGGCAGCGCGGCGGGCAAGTGCAGCTACCCTCGCCTGCTCCCACCACTTGCCCAGCTCCAGCCGGGCGCAGTTCTTGACCTCCACCAAGTACGGGCCGATCAGCTGCTCAATGTCTCCGTGCTGGGCCTGCTGGTATTGCTTCAGGTTCCTGCTCGCCTCAACGCCAAGGAAGTCACGCAGCAGCGAACACAGCTCGCGCTCTGCGGTCGCTCCCTTGCGCCGGCTGTAGGCGCCGCTCACCCCAGCACCTCCAACCCCCCGGGCAACGCGAACACCAGACGCCCGTCTCTCCGCATGGCAATAGGCGGAACGTAATTCCTCGAGCGGTCGCTGGTCTTGATAGTTCCGTCAGGCTCTGGCTGCAGCTTCACCGGGGCGAGTAGAACGCCAATCGGCGTAACTACCTGCAAGTGCGGGATGTATCCTTCGTTAGTCAGGGTTGCGCTCATTTCGTGCCTTTGATGCTCAGATATCCGTGGTCATGCCACCACCGCATGGTTCTGGTGGTGGCTCTAAATGCGTAGAACAGCCATTCCTCGCTGCCCCGCTGAATTCCGTGCGTGGTTCCGTTTGAATCCATCGCCGTGTGACAGGGGCCGCATGCAAACCCGGCGCAAAGGTCGTCTGGCTTCTGTGCTCCACCAGCGTTCCCGCTGAACCGCCAGTGCGCCAACATGCAACCGGCGGTCTTTGATTCAGTGGCATCACCGCAGATACCCGGCAGGTTCACCATGCAGTGCGCGTCGTGGTGTCCCGCAGACTCGCGCAGCTTCTTGGACACGATGCTCATTCCATCCACCTGCACCCGTCACACGCGTACCCATGCGCGTCGGCATAGTTCTCGCCGTTTGGACCAATGCCGCGTCCTGCGCGAGTCCCGCAGAGGTCGGTGAACCATGGATAGGACCAGCGCAGGATCGGCTTGGCCCCTTGGAATCGCCCCGTAGGCATCCACCGCCCGGCGAACGGATCGCGGTTGTAGCAGTGAGGGGTCATGCAGCCCTCCGCAGCTTGTAATCCTTATCCGGGTCAGGAATGAACACTCCGGCCTCTGCCGCTTTGCGCTGGATGAACTCCACGTAGTCCCAAAAGTCACGGTCGCTCAGCTTGTCGGCCGCACCGTTCTCGTCGGTCGTGGTGGTTCGGAACGGGCGCTGCTCAACGCGACCACCAGGAAGCCGGTGATCCACCCAGCCGAAGTACTCACCGCACAGCCACTCGTGGACCTCGGCAGCGGCGAAACCCATATGCTCGGCAATGATCTTGTTCGCCACGCCCCATAGGTACTTGTTCTGCGGGTCTGAGCGCTCTGGCCGCGCCACCGTCACCTTGACGTTGATCGGCCTGCCTAGGTGGGCGTTGAGAAGGAAGCGAAGAACTCGCTCGACGTCCCGTTCGCGGCCCTTTGGTGGGAGGGTTATGACGTTGTGGCTCATACCACGCCCTCCGCCCTGGCGGCGTCGATGGCTGCATCCATGACGGCTGCATGCCCCTCGTCTGTGTCATAGGGCCATTCACCCCAGCGCGACCCGGCGATGCCCCGACTTTCTTCATCGTGGCTGAAACTGAACTTCCTATCACGCAGCCACCGATACCGCTCCGCATCAGCCACAGCCGCATCCCGCTCTGCCGTCAGGCGGTCGATCGCGGATTTGTGGTAGTAGTCGCCCAATGGCAAACATTTGACGGCAATGTTCGCTGACCAGTAACGCCCGAACTCCGTCTCGCACAGAACCGCAACCGGCTTGATATCGTTGTCGCTCATTTCAGGCTCTCCGCGACCTTCACGATGCCCGCAGCCAATGCGCGCGCCAGCTCTGGCGGTAACGTCAACTCGATCTTCCCGAAGTAGTCGCTGGAGCTGGCATCTGGTGTGCGGATCTGCACACAGCTGCCCACATCCGGGTCAGTTCCGACCTCCAACCTCGCGTTCTCGCCAGACACGTGGATGCGAACCACTGTTTCAACTTCATAGCCGCTCATCGCCTCATCCCCCTATCCCGTTCGTTCCAGCCAGCCCGCCACTCGGTGCGCTGATCGGATGCCTCGTCTGTGATTCCGTAGCCTGGACAACTGTTGATGCCCCGGCCTGCTTCTCGCGCCCAGCGGCCGAATTGCCGCGGGCGTATGCGTTCAACCTTTACCCCGCCCTGCGCTCCGGCATGTGCAGAACACCCGGCCTCCGGCTCTCCATCGCTCTGCTGTGCAGTACGCGCACCCGGTGCATCAAGGCCGCTGCGAACACCACGGACACCTGCATTGCTGCCGCTATCTCGTTTGCGTTGCATCCCTCGCGCTCCAGTCGGAATACGTCAACGTCGGTTAGGGCTATGCGGTCCATTAGTGGCCCACCATCAGTGCACGCTCACGCGAGCACTCGCTGCAGATCCCGGGTCCGCCACACCTCGCCCTGAAACCGTCAGTGCGCCTCCTAACATGTCCATGCCCCGTTTCGCATTTCATCCGAGCAGGCATGCCCAGCACCTTGCTCAGCTCTTCAAACCGCGCCTGCATCTCAGGCGAATCCGGGGCCGAAGTAATCGGCTGCTTGGTCAGTGCCAGCTGCTCGCGCGGTGGCATCGCATCAATCAGGTCCTGCGGCACCGGCCAAGCTTTTCGGCTCGCGCACAACGTCGCGAACCCAGCCCGGAAGCGCGGCGCGTCAGGAGCCATGTCCCAGACGCGGTTTTTGGTCAACGACTCGAGCCAAACCGACGCCGTCAAGGCAATCATTTCCGCTGCCGGGGTTCGCTCCAAGCCCAAGCACTGCAGCTTCCGCAAACCCATGCCAATTTCCTGCTTCAGCCAGTCCGTTTCCGCCATTTGCCCAATCCTCAAGTGCAAGTTGTCCAAGCGCCTGTTTTCCAATTTGCGCGCCTCTATTGGGGTTAGCGCCCGCTAGTGCTGGCCCGGCACGAGCTTCGCGCTGAGGAACGTCCTCCCACCGCCCTTGATTCAGGTACGTCGATCCCATGGGGATAAACCCCCGTTTCCATCCGCTATCGGTCGAATCCATCAGGCGAACGTGAGCTATCAGCTCATCGCACCGTGAATCCAGTTTCCTGCGCTTCCAGGCCTTCTCGGCCTCTTGCCGCCCCTTCTTGTTCGGGTAGGCGCTCCAGAACTCCGCAAACCTCGACTGTGCGGCCGCAGGCTGCACATGCTCTTGCTTCAAGGAATCAGGAATCAGTAATGGGGAATCAGGAATCAGCGTGGCTAGTTCCGGAATTTCCGGTGCTTGTCCGGGGAATTCCGGTTCTAGTTCTACTGCTTCAGGTTCTTGCACAGTGCTGCCCGAACTCAATCCGGGAAATGCCGGAATGACAGAGGCCGCTTCCTTCTTGTGCGGGTTCTGGTGCCTGACAAAGTTCAGCACCTGGACATAGCGCAGCCCATCAACCTCGTACCTGATAAGAAAGCCGTGCGCCTGCAGGGCAGCCAGACCGGCATCAACATCAACCGAGTCATACGGGAAGATCGCCGCCTTCAGCCGCTTAGGCCTGTCCTCAAGCCTGCCTTCTCGGTCGGCTTCGCACCACAGCCCCTGGAACAGGATGCGGTACTCAAACGGAAGCTCCGCGAGTTCCTCGTTCTTGAAGAAACCAGGCTTGAGGTTGCGGGACCTACTCATCTGCCAAGCTCCAGGTCACACCGCGCGCAGTTCACCGAGCCAGCAACACGCGGGTATTCCTCGCAGTGTTCGCACAGTGCGGGACGCGCAGAGACCGGTGAGTAAGCGAGGGCTCGCGCAATCGCTGCATCGCGTTGGGCCTGCTCCAACTCGGATGCGCGGTCGAATTCGTCAGCCATCACCATGCTCCTGCGACATGTCGGAGAGCATGGCTTCCCAATACTTTTGCGCATAGTGGAATCGGCTAGCAGCGAGTGCGAGTGCGCTAGTCGCAGAATCGCGATGATTCGGGTCCGTGCTGCTGTCGCGGATCGACTCTAGAGTCTCCACCGGAACCAACGCGTGCCCATACGGCACTATTGACCATGCAGTGATGACAATGTCGTAAACACATTGCCGGTATAGAGCGAATTGCTCATATGTAATCTCATCTCCTTCCTTGAGATTGTTTGTTTCTGCGCATCCATTAGCCTCAAGGTTGTCTTCCAAGAAATAGACTGCCTGCTTATCAATCTTATCCATTGCCCCTCTCCTTCCTGCCGCTGTCGCGCAGCCAACCCGGCGCCCACGCGCCCCACGGATGCGGCTTTTTGCGCTTGTTCGCCTTCTTGCTTGCGTCGTAGTTGCGGATGGGTTTCATGGCTCGCTTCCCGGCTTAGAACTATTGAGTCCCTGAAAAGGGACCACTCGCCCCGGCTTTCTCGGCAGCCGGTATCGCCGTTCCAGTTGACGCCTTACCAACTGCTCTACTAGCTCTTGCACGGACAGACCAACCTCTGCTGCCTGCCTCTGTAGCTGCTCGTACTCAGGGTCCGAGAAGTTCAATTCCATAGGCCCTCCAAAGGGACTGGTTTGGCCCTTCAGGCGGCACAGGCTCCGCGAATACCCTTGTCGTCAGTCGTGGTGATGGCAGACAACGCCAGCTCACGGACGAACACTGCCGGCTGCATCCCGTTGAACTGGGCGAGCGCGACAAGCAGGTCGTATTCCTGGTCGTTGAACCGGGCTTTGATCGCGTTGTCTCGGATGTGGGTGGGGTCTGCGTACATAGGTCAATCCATGGAGTCAGTGATGTTTGTTGGAACTACTGCGACCAACGTGGTCCATATCGTCAGGAACGAAAATTCGGTCTATGCCGTCCGCTGGAATGGCGTGCGCCATGTCGTGCGGCTTCTTAGGGAAGGCTGAAATTCCCGCCCTTTTGCTCCATGCCGATCTATCGGTAAGCTGGCGGTTTCAAACCCACCCAGCAGTCGAGGACGGACATGGAAATCTGGTTGAAAGTTGCGGGCGTAGCATCCAGCGGCTTGTTTGCGCTCTTCCTTGGACTGATCGTCGCCAAGCCACGTGTCTGCCTTCGCATTGCCCAGATGATCGGCGGCATGGCCGTGAGCCTTTCTGGCACCGCTGTAATGGGCGCCCTTGGCGCGTTCATGTCCAAGCGAGCCGTTCTCAAGCAAGCGGCAGAGACTTACGCAATTACGGACGGAGAAGCCCAAGGTGATGCCTTCATTCAAACGTCCCTCGCCGCCGCGATTGACCCGGTGCTTGGGCAGTTCGTTGGCCTTGCAGCGCTTAGCCTTGTGGTGGTCGCACTTTGCGTTGGCGCCATCCACGTTTCGCGCATGGTCTTGGAGGACGAGGACTCCGGCGGCACCGGCAAGCGCGCCGCACGTAAATCCGTACAGCCCGACTGAGAGCAACGTTCGACGCACGCGCATATCAGCTCCTCCTCTTGCGAGGGCCGTAATGCCGGCCACAGGAAATGGCGCCCGTCTGTCGGTAGGATTGGAGGTGCGAACCAACCCACCTACCGGAGACGGACATGGACAACGAGTCGAAAGGAAAGCTGATCGCGCTGGAAGCCTTCATCACGGAGATCCTTCTGACGATGGATCCCGCTCAGGCAAACAGGGTTCTTTCGGCGGCTCAGGCGGCATGTCAACGGGAGAGCCAGGACTTGGTGACTCACTCTTCTGGCGTGTGGAACAGAGTTCGCCGTCGCGTGCCTGCCGCATAAGGCGATCTGTATCCGAGATCATTGTTCTGACCTCGCGCTCAACCCAGGAGAACCAATCGTTCTCTTGGGGGAGTCCTAGCCAGCGACGGACAATGGATCGCAGGTCAGGCAGCATCGGCCTTCCCTCCCTGCTGGCTGGGATCGGGGGCTGGGCCGAAGACGTCGGGGCGCAATGCCCTTGCCTGCCATTGCCTGCCTTGAGGTAGCGGCTCGTCTTCAGCCCACTGCCCAACGGCCTGCTTGGAAGTGCCAAAGAACCGAGCTAACTCGGTGTCCTTCAGGATCCCGAGCGCCGACTTCACCGCTTGCTTTGTCATGTCCATGAGGCGAGTAAATCATTGTTTACCGCACTCGTCAACCATGATTTACCAGATTTGGTCAATTATTTGCGACATGAATGAATCGATTGGAGACCGCCTAAGAGAGCTGCGTGGGGCGATGACACAGCCAGAGTTCGCCAGGATCGCCGGCACCAGCAAGCAGCATGTGTCTCGGATTGAGAAGGGCCTGATCAAGGAACCCAGTCCGGCATGGCTATCTCTATGGGCCTCTCACTTCAAGGTTAGCCTTGAGTGGCTAAGTACTGGGAAGAAACCAAAAAGCCTTGCGCCGTTGCCCGACGTAGCAGATGAGGCAGACTGGGCTGATGTCACGGGCTACTCCCAGGCGGCAGGCCTTGGATCTGGACCTGAGGCTCAAGAATGGGCGCAGACCCATAAGCTCAAGTTCCGGCGTGACTCACTATCCAGAAAGCGGCTAAACCCCAACCACCTGGCCGTCATGTATGGCGCTGGGGACAGCATGGAGCCCTACATCCGGGCCGGTGATGCAATCCTTTTCGATACGACTGACACGATCCCTAAGAACAAGGGCATCTATGTGCTGCTTGTGCCAGGTGCAGGAAATGACGAGTACATGGTAAAGCGAGCCATCGTGAGCAAAGGCGAAACCATGTTTGTGGCGGACAACCCGGATGGTGATCACAACTGGAAGGAGCCGCGTCCGCTCACCGACGGCATGCGCGTTGTTGGCCGCGTACGATGGACTGGCGGCTGGGTGAAGTAGGCTGGACTATCCAAAGGAAATGGAGATAGATGGCAATCAAGTTCCACCCTCAACAAGGGATGATTCTGATCTGCGACTACAAGGGGTTCATCTCCCCAGAGATGGTCAAGCGCCGACCTGTAGTAGTGGTGTCCCCTCGACTCCGCGACCGTGATCGGCTTTGCACCGTAGTGCCATTGAGCACCACTGAGCCGCGGCCTAAGAAGGGCTACCATCTTGAGATCAACCTAGACCAACCACTCCCAGAGCCATACTCAGAGACGAGGATGTGGGCGAAGGCTGACATGGTGTCCGCAGTCTCGTTCGACCGACTTTCGTTGCCATTCCTTGGCAAGGATGAGCAAGGGAATCGCATCTACGACCAGCGTTCACTACCAGGCGAGATCATTCGCGACTTGCTTGCATGTACCTTAACGGCCCTTGGCCTACATCGCTTGACCCAGAGCCTTTAATCAGGATAATTACACGTGTTCCCGCTCTGCCTTGGCATCGGGCTTAAGTCCACCCTAGGGTGGCCTCCACGCACCGGAGATTGCAATCCCGCGTGGTGACATTGGCCCCTGAGAAATCAGGGGCTTTGCTTTTGTGGACCCATGACCCCGCTTCGGCGGGGTTTTTCGTGCCCACTGCTAAATCATGAACTTGTTCATATTTCGCCAAAGACCAACGGTAAATCTTTGTTGACTTGATTGGTCAACGATGATTTACTTACTCCCACGCCCCACCCCGGGGCATGGGAGATCGGGATGGCACTCCAGAACTACACGATGAGCCGGTCCGCACAGCGGGCCTACGACGACCAGGCGCCGTCCGAGGATGGCGAAGCGCTCGCCGAGCGCATTGACGCCCTGATCGAGCAGTACCGGGCAAACCCGGCGAAGGTCGCCGAGGCGGATCAGTGGATGTCCGGGACCCTGAGCGAGGACGCCTATGCCGGCATCGAGTCGATGTTCGCGGACATCGGCGACCGCATCCCGCCCACCGGCATGGTTCTTGGGTCCGATCTGGAATCTCTGCCCCAGCTCGTCATCGACAAGATCGCCGCGGTAGCCCGCGAGGCGTCGGCCAGCCGGTCGGTGTACCTGCGCGACCTTGCCGAGGCAGCGGCGAACAGTGAATCGCGCTTCGCTCCGGAGGCCGCGGCATGAGCTCCCTGAAGTTCGACGTGCTGGACATGATCCGGGAGCCGGACAACTACCTGCCAGGCGAGAGGGAGAAGGGTGCGGAAGCGATGGCCGATTTGATCGATGCGGCTGTCTTGATCGACCACGTCTACCGCCATATGGATTCCGACCCGCACTTCAAGCGTCTTCGCGCAGCCCTCTCCCGCCTTGGAGGTGAGGCATGAGCGCGCACAAGCACACGCCAGCCCCCTGGGAACCGGCGACCTGCCGGGTTCCCATGTGGATGGGCGGCTTCCCTGCGGGCCATTGCGGCGCCCCAGCCTTCGGTCACCAGCATCCTGTCGAGTACATCAGGCATTTGTGCTACTGGGCGGATCGACCAGCCTTTTGCTCTGGACACGCCTGTCCTAACCACGGCGGCCCAAAGGAAGGTGATCCGATCATTTTCGAGGATGGCTTCACGCCCGAAGGTCGGCAGATGTGGTGCGCGGTGATGCCCGGCTTCATCAACTTGCAGGAATCACCTGCTGGTTTCTCTGGCAACCCTGCCGAGGCGGTGAGATTGCTTCGCGCCGCCATCGCCAAGGCAACCGGAGGTGCGGCATGAGCTTCGAACAAGCCCTTCAGGCGGCGGCCAAGCAGACCGCGCGCGACATGGTCGTTATCGCTGTGCTGGCGTTTCTGGCTGGCGCCGGGTTCGCCCTGCTGCTGGGAGCGATGGCATGAGCGCCATCGAGAAATACAAGGTTGGCGACGAGCTATTCCGCTATGTCCCGGGTGCCGCGATCTTCCGCTACATCGTCAAGGGCGTGCGCTCCTACGAGGACAGCACCCAGCTTGAGGTGGAGTGCCAGACGTGCTCCCACGGCTGGAAGTGTCTCCTGCTGCTTGCCCGCAATGACTACGGCCGAGTGCATGCAGTGCACATGCTCAACGATGACGAGGACAACAGACAGAGGCACTGGCATGGCAACGAAGGCATGCACTTCTGGCCAACCGTCGCCGAGGCAAAAGCCGAGGGAATCCGGCTGATGATCCGGCGTGCGAAAGAGAACGTGGAGCACACCAAGGCAGCCCATAAAGCAGCAATGGACCGCCTGACCGAGATGGAAGTTCTACTGGCCTCCACCGAAGGAGAGTCGGCATGAAGCGCCTCGCCTGGAACGTCCTCGGCTACTCGGCAATGACCGCCATGTACCTGACCGCGCTGTGGTGCGCAGTGCAGGTGCAGCCGTGACGCCCCGTATCCCGACCGACGCCGACATAGCGGCCGTCGTGTTCCCGCCAATCGCCCCACCCGATCCGCTCGCCGAGTTGGAAGCAAGCGAGGGCATATGTGCACAGGAGAGTGAGGAATGAGCAACGTACAGGACAACGCGGCGCACACCTGCAGCTATAGCTGTGATCGTCCGCAGTGCATCAAGGCACAGCGTGATGAGCTGGCTGCTGCAGCAGCGCAGGAGGCGGCGGACGAAGTCGTTGATCTCAACGGTCAAGGTGGCGTTGAGATCAACTGGCTGGATGGCCTGGTTACGATCGGTGATCTGCTCTACGCCGCCCCCGTCACCGCAGCGCCGACACTAGACGACGAACTGGCACAGGATCGGATGAGCGAGTTGTCCAAGCTGGAACGCGATGTTCTCGATGCCTTGCCTGCGGTCTATTACATGGACCCGCCTGACGGCGGCGATGTATCGCTGGGCGAGCAGGTGAAGCGCATGGCCGAAGATGCCGCGCTCTGGCGCAAGCACATCAGCACCCCCGCAGCGCCGGGGATCGACCGTTGCAGCCTACTGGACATCGTCGCTTGGTGGAATGCCTACACCGGCCCAGTGGACGAGGCTCTAGGTGAGGTCATACGGCGCATCCGCGCCCTGATCGACGCCAGCCCCAAGGGCGACGGGTCCAGTTCCGTCGCGCCGCCGGCTCTGTACCAACACGATGATGGCCGCTATGCACTGGCGCTGGGCGATGTTGCCCGGCACCGGTTGACGGACGGCGATCCGGGTTGGCATCGCGTGCCGCTGGATGTTGTCGAGGCTGATGGCCCCAAGGGCGCCACGCTGAACGAACAGTTCGGAAGCGCCGAAGGGTTGGACGGCACCAAGGGCGGGAGCGAGGCGCGGGATGCTGCGCGGTATCGGTTCCTTCGTGACGTAGCTCATCCTGATTCCGACGATGGGATTGCTGTGACCATCCAGAAGCAGGATTCGTGGGGCAACTGGCGCGATATGCACCTGCACGGAGCCGAGCTGGACGTGCAAACCGACGCCGCTATGCAGACGCAGGCCAGCGATGCGGAGGTGCGGCCGTGATCGAATGGCAGCCGTGGTTTGAACGCGTGTGGTTCCGCTATCCGGTCGCGCTCCGATTGCATTCCGATTGGGCCGGCTCCGCCTACAGATTCGCGCGCAAGAACGGACGCGTCGTGAAGTTCTGGACCCGCAAGGGCGCGCAGGCATCCGCCGACAAGCTCAACGCCCAGCAGGCCAACAGCCACGGCGCGGGGGTGTCGGAATGAGCCGCCTCCCAACACTTATCGCATGGATCCTGGCAACTGCTGTATGCGGCGCCGTATCCGCCCTTAGCTTCTACGTTGAGCTAAACGCAATCGCTGTTTCTTTCGGCCTCGCAACTGTTCTTTCAGCACTGATGGCACAAGACGAGTTCCACATTTACCGCCGCAACCGGAAGCGCGAGCCACGAGTTGAGCCGCCGACTCGCATTCCGGACTTCCCCTAGCAACGCAAGCGTCCAATCCGATAGAGGAACGACATGAGCAGGAACAAGTACGTGATCCGCACGACCATTGCTACCGGCAAGCGCGAACGGCACTACTTTGACAGCCGTGACAAGGCCCGCGAGTTTTGCCGAGTGTACCGTCTGCCGCAGACGATGATTTCTAGAAACTGACCGACTACGGAGAGGAATGCGCAGGCTGATGCGCGAGTAGATAATCCGACCGACATGCGACAAACGGCAACTATCCGCCGAGCTTGTACGCATGGAATCCGTCCAGCTAGGCGGCCTCGGTGGCGAAAATTGGAGACGCCGTGTTCTCCATCGCTCGGGTAGCACCATGCCGGAGATACAGCACCGGCCCTCTCCACCCACCAACCAGCCCACTGTGCGTGGCGCATGTAACGCACAGATTCTGCCACCCGAAGGACTCCGCCCGTGTCGATGTACTGCGCCTATCCATGAGGCGGACGGCAGCGGTTGCCACGGGTCCACCGCAAAACGACGCGGTACGACGGGCGCGGCAGATGGCAGGCCGGAACTAGACGGTCCGAGTTACCAATATTCCAGGAGATTCAGATGAACGCAGTTGTACAGCAGGAAGAGCGCCAGATTGCGCCGTATCAGGTGGCAATCCAGAAGGCGAAGGATAGGTTCGGGAAGGTTGCGGCGCAGACGGTCAACTACGACCGCGAGTCGATCTTTGCCATGCAGGCTCTGATGAAGACCGACTTCGCCATGCAAACGGCGAACCGCAACCCAAACTCGGTCCACTTGGCGATGATCAACGTTGCCAGCACCGGGCTGACCTTGAACCCTGCCAATGGATACGCGTACTTGGTTCCGCGTGACGGCGCTATCGTCCTGGACATCAGCTACAAGGGCCTGATCAAGATCGCCACCGATACCGGATCGGTTGAGTGGGCGCGGGCGGATGTTGTCTACGAAGCCGACACATTCGTATACCACGGCCCAGCCGCAGCGCCAGAACACACGGCAGACCCGTTCAAGCGCGACCGTGGCGAGATCGTCGGCGTCTACTGCATCGTGCGCACGAAGCAAGGCGACGTTCTGACCGAGGTAATGGATCGCGAAGAACTGGAGAAGATCCGCGGCAAGTCCCAAGCCTATGTGAAGCAGAAAAAGGGTCCGTGGGTCGAGTGGTTTGAGCAGATGTGTAAGAAGGCGGTGATCAAGCGTGCGTCCAAGACGTGGCCCTATACCGACCAGAACGACCGGATCGGCAGTGCCATCGAGATCGCCAATGCTTCGGAAGGCGGATACGACCTGGAATCGGAAGAAGAGAAGGTCCACAAGCGCCGGCAGCAGCATGACGCGGCGTTGGGTCGCCACTACACCAGCATTGAGTCAATCAAGGCAGAGCTGTCCAAGGATGACCCGGACATGCACGCCGTGGCCGAAACGTGGGGCGAGATTCCGCAGGACGACCAAATGGCGCTTTGGCTGGCTCCTACCAAGGGCGGCTGCTTCACGACTGCCGAGCGCACTGCAATCAAGAGCGGGATTCCGCGTGTAGCGAATGGGGAGAATAACTGATGGCTCGTGGCATCAACAAAGTCATCCTGGTCGGCAACCTCGGCAACGACCCGGACGTTAAGTACACCCAGAGCGGCATGGCTGTGACTCGCATCAGCCTCGCCACCACCAGCGTGCGCAAGGACCGCGACGGCAACAACCAGGAACGCACCGAATGGCACCGCGTGGTGTTCTTCGGCAAGCTCGGCGAGATCGCCGGTGAGTACCTGCGCAAGGGCTCGCAGGTCTACGTCGAGGGTGAGATCCGCTACGACAAGTTCACCGGCCAAGACGGCGTGGAGAAGTACACCACCGATATCGTCGCCAACGAGATGCAGATGCTCGGCGGCCGCCAGGAGGGCGGCGAGCATCGCCAGCAATCCCAGCGCCCATCCCGTCAACAGGCAGCGCCAACGGCGCGCGAGACGATTGACGAATTCGCTGATGACTCGATCCCATTCTAGGAGCAAGACATGAGCAACAACGGATGGATGCCGATCAAGTCGGCGCCGAAAGATGGAACCAAGTTCATTGGATGGGTCGATGAGGACTGGATTGAAGGGTTTTCATACAACGGAAGCTACTTCACGTTTACGAGTGACTTGGGCGGCCCTGGAGACGGCCCGTTTCCAAAGTACTGGATGCCGTGGCCAACTTCTCCCTCTGGAGACGCAGAATGAACGGATACGACGCACAAGACATGGCGACTCAAGGCGCCGATGGGTTCCGCAACGGCTATCAGGCCGGCTATGCGGATGCGGTGAAGGCGATTGAGGCAGTCCAGCCCGCCGCAGCGCAGGAGGCGGTTGGCGAAGCAGGAGCGATGCCGGGGACCGATGGGTTCACGATGGCTTGCTTCCGGGCCGAGGATGTTCCAGTGGGAACCAAGCTCTACGCCGCCCCCGTCACCGCAGCGCCTGTCGTTGAGGCTGTGGAGCTGACGGTTTGCTGTGGCCGCGAGGAATGTGGCGGCGAGTGCGGGAACGAATGGAGCGGCACCGAATGGGTGCGCAAGGCGGCCAGCACCCCCGCAGCGCCGGTTGATGACGACTTCCCGGCGTTCCTGCGTGATGTTGCGACCGCAGCGGAGCTTGTGCGGACTGGCGGCCAGTCGAAACAGCTTGCGGCGCGCCTGCGCGAAGGAGTGTCGAAGCGCCAACAGCCAGCACGTCGGAAAACGGCCAGCACCCCCGCAGCGCCGGGGATCGACCTTGCTGGGAAATCGGGCCTGCTGCGGCGTGCGCGCTCCCTGTTCGATCAGGACCGGGAATATGCGCTGGAACGCGGCGACAGCCACCACGCAGGGCAATGCACGAAGGACATTGCCAGCATCGATGCGCTGATCGACGCCAGCCGCAAGGGCGGCAGCGAGGCGCAGCCGATGTTCTACATCCAGGACACGCGCGGCTTCGTCGGGAACTGTCCGATGTGGTGGGGGCCGGATGGCAGAGGTTACGTGACGCGGCTCGATGAGGCCGGCCGCTACACCGAGGAAGAAGCCATCCAGCAGAACAAGGCGCGCGACACCGACATCCCATGGCCGTGCGACGAGATCGACAAGCTCGCGCGCCCGACCGTGGACTTCCAGCACATGCGTCCTCGCAGCGAACGGCTGGCCGAGTTGGTCGCGCAGGCCGGCGATGCGGAGGTGCAGCCGTGAGCCGGAAAATCTGTTACGCGTTTGATACCCCATTCGCCGGTATCGGCGGCCACGGGGAAATGGAATTCCCTGACGGCACCACCGATGAGGAGATCGATGAGGCGGTGAAGGAGGAGTTCTTCAACCGCTACAACTACGGCTGGAGAGAGATCGAGCAGGCCAACAGCCACGGCGCGGGGGTGTCCAATGACTGACCCGATGCAGCAGGCCCGCGAGTTGCTCCCGTGCCCGTTCTGCGGTGGCGAGGCGACACTGAGGATGGTCGGAAACGTCCGCAGCACGAGGAGGTGCATCGTTAAGTGCAGTGGATGCCGATACCAGCGTATTGATGCCGCCCTGCGCTATGGCGACGAATGGCTGTTGAACACCGCCATTGCCGCATGGAACCGCCGCACCGCTCTGTGCGCCGCGCCGGATGGGTTCGTGCTGGTGCCGGTAGAGCCGTCTGAGGAATGGGTCAGGTCAGTCATTCGCACCTGGCAGCCGGTCTTAAGGGAAGGATGCAAAGGATGGCGTGAGTTGGAGGACGAGCTTCTGCATTGGCATGCCGCGATGCTCGACGCCCGCCCGCAGGGGGTGAAGGATGGCCGGTGACATGGCATGGATTCGCAAGACCTACGGCGTGCCCGCAAAGCGCGGAGCGCGCGTGGCATACCTCGGGAACGGAACGACGGCGAAAGGAACGATCCGCTCGGCGAGTAACGGGCGTCTGAACATCCAGCTCGACGGCGACCGCTTCACGATCCCGTTCCATCCGAAGTGGCAGCTGCGCTACCTGGACGCGGACAGCCCGCAGGAGGCGAGCGATGGCTGACCTGGAACTCAAAGCCCTGGCCGTAGAGGACGCCGTATTCCAGTGCCTTCTAAACGCAAGTCGGCAGCCACACCGCGAGGAATACTGGCGCCGGCAAGCTGATCTTTTGGAGAAGAAGTTCACCGGAGAGCATGGGCGGCATTACAGCTATTTCACATGCAGAGATATTGCGAGCGGAGGTGATGGCAGTGAATGATCTAGTTGAGCGAGCTAAAGCACTCGCCTATCGCGCCCATGCCGGGCAGGTGGACAAGGCTGGCCGTCCCTATATCGAACACGTCGCCCGAGTGGCAGCAGCGGTCAGTGATGACCCTATCGCAGAGGCTTCTGCATGGCTGCATGACGTTATCGAGGATTGCCACCCTGATTTCTCGCAAGAGGTCGATGCTGACTTTCCTTATGTTGTCAACTTGATAGTCGGGCTTCTTACTCATGACCCTAGTGTTTCTAGGGCGGAGTACTATTCCCTTATCGGAACAAACAAGGTAGCCCTTCGCGTAAAACTAGCCGACATTGCCGATAACTCATCCGAAGAGCGGCTTTCGCTGCTCGATGAGAAGACGGCTGTACGCTTGCGCAGGAAGTATGCCAAAGCAATAAAGGCACTATCAGGGAGGGAAAATGAGCGCAGCTGAAAGGCTCCCTGAGCTATATACAGAGGCGGTAGCTGCCTCCTATCTTGGCATCTCCGAGATTACCCTCAGGCGCATTCGCACCAGAAACCTTATCGGCCATATACGCATTGGGAAGGCCGTAAGGTACACAGAAAACCACCTGCTCAATTATTTGGAGAGACAAACGTGTCAGCCCGTTTCCGCCTTGGCGACTATTGGCTCGAACAGCGCAAAGGCTCAACCGCCTGGTATCGGGCGTGGCGGGACGCAAACGGCTGCAAGCAGCGCGCTTCGCTTGGCACAAGAGACTTTGGAGAGGCACAAGTCGCACTAGCGCAGTGGTACGTCGAGAACGCGGCGATGGCCGGTCAGGCGCCGCAGGACGTTTTGCTTTCGACCGTGCTGACCCGGTACATGGCCCAGCACGGCGGAACCATCGCCAGCAAGGCGACTGCCAGCCGTGCAGTGGACCTGTGGCGGGAGTGGTGGCCGGGGACGACTACCGTGGCAGAGGTCGGCATCGGCCAGCAGGAGGATTTCCTCGGCTGGCTGCGCGGGAGGGGCTACAGCGAGGGCTACGCGCGGCGCGTGCTGGGGGTGGGGAAATCAGCCCTGAATCGGGCGTGGAAGCGCGGAGAGATCGAGCAGGTGCCGTTCGTGGAGCTACCACCCATCGGCGAGGCGTACCCGCACTACGCGAGTCGGGAGCAGGTCGTGCGGCTGCTCAACACCCGGATGCCGGAACACCTGTGGGCTTTGCTGTTGGTTAGGCTATGTACCGGCTGCCGCGGGGATGCCGCGCAGGATCTACAGCTGTTCCAGATTGACCGACGGGCCAATCTGGTGCGCCTCAACCCGCCGGGCCGCCAGCAGACGAAGAAGTACAGGCCTGTGGTGCCGCTGCTCCCGGCCCTGTCCGCCTATATCGACCAGGCAAAGCCATCGGCCTACGTGGTGCACTGGCACGGGCGCCGAGTTGCCTCGATCAAGACGACATGGCGGAAGGTGAGGAAGGCGGCCCTGCTGCCGCCCTGGTTCGTTCCGAAGACGATCCGGCACACAGTAGCCACCTGGCTGCGTCAGCGCAGCGTGCCGGCATGGGAGGTTTCTGGCCTGCTGGGGCATCATGCCGGTGGCACGACGGACGCCTACGCGAAGTTTGACCCCGCCTACCTAGGCGAGGCCCGGAAGGCACTACAGCAGATCGTTGAAGACTTGGCCCGCGATGTGCCCCGGCTGGCGGAGCTTGTTGGGGTCAGTACGGGGTCAGTCTGTGTGACTGACGATGATGCTAAATCCACCGAAACCATTGGCACTGCTAGGTTTCAAGTGGTGGGCGGTACAGGGTTCGAACCTGTGACCCCTACCATGTCAAGGTAGTGCTCTAC